GGTTGTGTAGCCAACGATACCCTGCCGCCTTTTCCGCCCACCTGCGGAGAAGGCGCTCCTCGCGCTCACACCACCCGTTGGGACAAGACGGGGCGACGATGTCCATTATTTTACGCAGAGAAATTAAGTGCCTGACGCCTCGCGAGACGGTCGACTTCGTTGTTCTTTTCATTCGTGGAGTGTGCCTTGACCCACTCGATCGTGACAAAAATGTTTTGATTCATGAGCTCTAGTAAGCGCACCCATAATTCTTTATTGGCGACGTCATTACCAGTACTTGTCTTCCATCCATTTGAGACCCATTTTTTAGACCACTCCGTGAGTCCCAATTTTACATACTTACTATCCGTGTAGATAATGACATTACGTTCATTTAATTCAATACACTTTTCGAGAGCCCGAATAACAGCAGTCATTTCCATGATATTATTCGTACTCGCACGAAATCCACCTTCAAGTGTGAACTCGGGGTCATAACACTTCGCCGCCCATCCACCCGGACCCGGATTATGTAAACAACTGCCGTCTGTATATATTTCTATCATACTTACACGTGTATCGGTTTTTAACTTTAATATGCATTCGCTTTGTAGCCATATCCACTATTATTTGATATGGATTGCGTATTAAGAGGTAATTGGTTACCAATGTTGCGATTATAGAGAGGCATCGGTTTATAGGTATTCATTTTAGCTGTACCGTTTTTAGTTTTATCGAAACGCACGAAATATACGATTGCCAAGATGAGTACCACAACACCCACACCGATTATGATGACACCCATATTAGATCTCGCGGGTTGTGCACCTTTTACCTCTTGGACTTCGGTGACTCTGACTGGTTCTACTGGAAGTTCTGGTTGTTCCGGTTGTGATTCAGACATGTTTATATTATGTACACAATAAAATTTAAACACGCGGTTTACGTTTTAAATTTTATGGTTTGATTTTGTCTATAATTAATTAAACTAAAACGAATTTAGTTGGAGAAGGCGAGGCCCCCCATACCGGATTGGATTCGGAGGACGTTGTAGTTGGTCGCGAACATACGGAGCGTGGTTTCGGCGATGCCGGCCTTGGCCTTGATAGCGACTTGGGCATTGTCAATACGACTGAAATTACAGGTCCCGGTTGGTTGATGTTCTTCTGGCTTGAGCGCGAACGAGTACGCGTACACACCGGGCGCTGGGGAGCCGGAGTGGTGAACGAATGGTTGCACTTGGTTGAAGTACTTACCGGATTGTTCCTTGAATCGGTCTTGGCCGTTGAGGACCAATTTGAAGGTGTCCAAAGTACCGTTGTCATCTTCGGAGAACTTGGCGCCTTCGCTGAGCACGAGTGGGGCACCAACGAGCGAATCGGAGATGAAACAGTTAGACACGGTGCCGCGCGCGACGTTGGAAGTGACGGTCGCGTGGGCGTTGGCGGTGCGCCAAGAATCGGCACCGTTATCGAGGCAGAAGACGAGTTCCTTGATTGGGTGGTTGTACGACAAGCGCTTTTGCACTTCGGTACCCGCGGTGACGGAATCGGTACCGGTGTGTTGCACTTGCTCGATGAGGTATTCGTGACCCTTTTGGGCGAAACGGCGTCGCTCTTCGGTGTCCAAGTAGATGTAGTTCGCCCAGACCTTGAAGGACTTGTTTTGGGTAACGTTTTCGAATTCAGACGACAAATCGAAATCCAATCGGACTTCATGGTATTGGAGGGCGATCAAAGGCAACGCCAATCCGGGATTGCGGTTGAAGAAAAAGATGAGTGGCAAGAAGATCTTGTCGCCCGCCTTGGTCGCGGTCGTCATCTTACCGTAGTTCGCTTTCTTGGATTCATCCAAGTAAAGCTCGGAGTACAAACGCCACCACTTTTGGTAGTGCTTGTCGATGCGCTGACCGCCAATGGACAATTCAACGTCCTTGACCGCACGCTCCGCGAGCCAGGCATCATCAGTCACGGCGGTGGCACCGGACGTGAGTTCGACGTACATGTCGGCGACCAAATCCCCGTTACGCGCGACGGTGACGGAAACGCGGCCATCGGCACCTGGGGTACCGTTAACAGTTTGTTCGATGTTTTCCATCGCGAAGTTGGTGTGACGCTTGTACACCGCTTGGAAGAAGGTAACCTTTGGGTTACCTGTCAAGTAGACGTCTTGGGCACCATATGCCACGAGTTGCATGAGACCACCGGCCATTGTGAGAGTTTTTGTACTATATACGGAGAAAATAATTTCGCGAAAAAACTCAGTTTGATTTTTCCTGGAGTATTGTATAAATGTCTGATCAAATACAAGTCGAACCAACACAAGAAATATATGAAACTGATTCCGAATCCGAATACGAGACCGAAAGTGAACTTGAAATTCAGATCGACGAGGATCAAGATGGGTCACAGCCACAGGAATTCGACGACGAAGAAGAGATTCCGGAATGGGCGGTCATGGGTGAAGACGATGTTATCGGTCACATCACCGATGTCGCGACGTCCCTTTTTTCAACGGAAGAGGGTGATACAGTGTGTAGCGCATTAGTATCTATATCTAAACAAATTGAAACCCAAAATAGGATTATGGTCAAAATATTGGCTCACCTCCAAAAAAGTACTTAGAAAAATAACCCGTGGGTAGAACAAGGAGCTGTCGATGATAGAAACACATTACATCAATCACGATGCAAATCCGACCGAGACGAATCAGGTGATGTGGATGAATCACATCCAGGGTCTCAATCCGGAGCAGCTCATTAACCTTTTGACCCAATTGGAAGACATGTGGGACATAATGAGACGTGATGATGAAGCGGTATCCTTCCAACTGGGTTTTAAAAATTTCTTTACACCTAACGAACTTAACCATGATTCTGGTTTACCGATGACTAGCATAGATATCGAAAGTATTTCTGCAAAACACCAACGCATGAATTTACAATTGGGACAATTATATCACAGAGCAAATGCTCTGAAGATTCTTGATCTCGATGACGGTGATGATATGAAAATATCAACTCGAATTAATCGTTTGATAGACCAAGTTGACGACGCGTGGCAGATTGTATTCAGACATACACGAATCTACGAGAGAATCAACAACCCAACTTATATCCCCATAAACCCCGAAACAGACCCATCTATATTTAGGTGTTCTACATTACCGTCTTCTCTGGATGATTTGAGCCCTTATCAACAGGCCATATTGACCATCTTGAAAAAACTGTATGAAAACAACATAAAAAGATACAAGGGGCACTGTTGCAAACAAATTCGCACGGAAGAAGGCCACGATACTCGAGCTTGGAAACAGGAACACAGAATACAGGACTACGTATACGGTGTAGCGCAGAAAGAAACTGAATTTGAGTTATGGAAAAATCTTTCGTGTAGGGGTTCTGCATATTCCGATGTGATCCGTCATTTAACGAACTGCAACGACATGCAATTTCCAGAGATTAAACGTAACAGACACGTGTGGTCTTTTAAAAATGGGGTTTTCGTGGGTAAAAGTTGGTCGGATAAGACTGCGCTCTATGAAACGGCATTTTATACATACGACTCAAAAGAGTTTGCAAACTTAGATCAAGCTATCGTGAGTTGTAAATATTTCGATACTGATTTCGAAGATTACTCGTATACAGAAAAGTGGGAAGATATACCGACTCCATATTTTCAGTCAGTCTTAGATTATCAGAAATTTGATTCCGAAGTGTGCAAATGGATGTATATCATGGGTGGGCGTTTATGTTTTGACGTAGGGGAATTGGACGGGTGGCAGATCATTCCATTCTTGAAGGGGATCGCGCGATCCGGGAAATCGACACTCATCACAAAAGTGTTCGCCCTTTTCTATGACGTGGATGATGTCCGGACATTATCTAACAACGTGGAGAAGAAGTTCGGTCTTTCTTCGATTTATGATGCGTTTGTTTTCATTTCACCCGAAATCAAGGGGGATATCTCTTTGGAACAGGCGGAATTTCAATCCATTGTATCCGGGGAACAGGTATCTTGTGCGATTAAACATGAAAAAGCGAAGACGATGACGTGGAAAGTCCCAGGTGTATTGGGTGGAAATGAAGTTCCCAGTTACAAAGATAATTCAGGGAGTGTTCTGAGACGTATGCTCACGTGGAATTTTGGTAAACAAGTGAAAGATGCCGATCCCACACTCGATAAAAAGCTCGAAGCTGAGATTCCTATAATTCTTCAAAAATGCATTCGTGCATATCTAGAATACGCACAAAAGTACGCAAACAAGGACATATGGAACATAGTCCCACAATATTTCAAAGATGTACAAAGACAAGTCGCGACCGTTTCGAGTACGCTCGAGAACTTTTTACAATCGCCTTACATCAAGTACAGTCCAGATCTCTGCTGTCCTCAAAAGTTATTCGTTGAAAAGTTCAACGAACATTGTACCGCGAATAACCTCGGAAAACCAAGATTCAATCAGGACTTCTATGCGGGGCCTTTCAGTCAGAGAGACGTGGAAGTGCGTCAGCACACCGCATTATACCGAGGTACACCATTCAGTATGCAACCGTTCATATTTGGTTTAGATATAGTTAATGATACCCTCGTATCAAACGAGGATGATGTGTAATAAAAATATACAATTACATTAGATATGGAGCGTCCGCAATCCCTTCAGAGTTTTATAAAAAACTCAGGAGTTGACGTGAAACGCGCACAGCCAGCACCCGCGTTTCCCATGCGTCTTAAAAACACGGTGATAAACAATCAGAACATGGGTGAATTTGCGCAATACGTGACAAATAGCAATAGCAATAACGATAACGCATATAATACAAATTTAACTTTGAGTGGGCTCAATTTGGGTATGTTTAACGCGACGGTTAACAAAAACTTCGATGCCGAATCGCGTTTAGATTTAAAGTATATACTGCAAAAAACACCACTCGGGAAAACACCCATCGGAGAGGGTTTATCCATAGACACCAAAGAAATCGTTGGTCTTTATGGAAGATTCAAAACTGGATTTACTCACACCAAAGAATATGGAAAAAAGGGTGACATAAACGCAAATTTTTTTACTGTTCAAGTAAAATTTACGCTCACGAA